AGGACGCAACCAACGTACGGTGGCCGCGCCCCGAGCTTCTGGGCTGGCTGAACGACGGCGAACGCGAGATCGTTCTCCACAAGCCGAACGCCTACATCAAGCACGTTCCGGTTGCGTTGGTGCTTGGCTCCAAGCAGACGCTGCCAGTCGATGCCGTCTCGCTGATTGACATTCCGCGCAACGTGAACGGCCCAGCCGTGCGCGTCGTCTCACGCGAGATTCTCGACGCACAGTCGCCGGGATGGCACACGATGGCTGTTGCTGCCGTCATCAAGCACTACATGTACAGCCCGCTTGATCCGAGGACGTTCTATGTTTACCCACCGGCTACGACCACTCCCGCTGCTGTCAACGTGGACCTCGTTTACGCTGCCTCGCCTGCGGACATAACTGAGACTGTACCCATCCTGATCGACGACGTGTACGCAACGGCGCTCATCAACTACATCCTGTACCGCGCGTACAGCAAGGACGCGGAGTACGCGGCGAACGCCGCGCAAGCGACGGCGTACTACGGTCAGTTCATGACGCTCCTCGGTGCCAAGGTCACGGCGGAAACAGTGACATCGCCAATGCAGGCGCTTGGCGGGTTCAACCCGAACATTCCTGCTACGCAGAAGTAATGGCGAATGTCGCGTACTCGACCTTCTTCCCCTACCTGATTCCGCTTGTCCCGCACGTAGCGGACCCGGTAGCGGAGCAGGCTGTCCGCGACGCCTGCATCGAGTTCTGCAAGGAGTCGCTGATCTGGCAGGAGCCGATAGACCCCATCGACTCGATTCAAGGCGAGCCGGTGTACGAACTCGACGTGCCGACCGGCACGAATCTCGCTCATGTCGTGGACCTGTACTACGACGAGCGTCGCTTGATGAAGAAGTCGGTGTCCGAGATTGCGGCGCGTTATTCGCGTGATTGGATGCGGGCTTCTGGTACGCCTACCGTATTCACGATGCTCAACCCCAACGAGGTCACGCTGGTGCCGAAACCCGATAAGGGGGTCACCGACGCGTTGACTGGGCTTCTCGCGTTTGCGCCGACGCGCAAATCCACCAGCGTCATCGACTACGTGTTCGAGGACTACGCGGAGGAGATCGCGCGGGGCGCGGCGTCGAAGCTGATGGCGATACAGAATCAGCAGTGGACCGACCTGAAGGCAGCATTGATGTATCGCAAGCAGTTCTTGTCCGATTGTGCGAACGCTCGCGCGCATGTGAATCAGGGGCAGACGCGAGCGCCAATCTCAGTCCACCTTCGCAGGTACTGGTAATGGCCGCTGCTGTTTACAACATCACGCTGGAGCAGGGAGCGACGTTTCGCTTTCCGAAGTTCCAGTTCGGGACTTTGCTGGTCGACGCTAACGGTGATGCGATTCTCGACGCCGACGGGAATCAGCAGATTGACGTTGGGCGCGACTTCACCGGCTGCAAGTTTCGGTTGCAGATGCGCAAATCGAAGAAGCCTACCGGCGAAGAAATCTTCACCATTACCAGCGAGGACTTGGATGGCGGCATCAGTGCCGATGCGGATGGCAACGTCGTATGCGTCGTGCCGGACGAGAAGACCGACGCCGTCACCAAGGACGGCTTCTGGGACTTGAAGTGTTACAACCCCGACGGAACTGAAGATCGCCTGCTCGAAGGGCAGGTCACCGTCGATATCGCAGTCACGGTCGATGCCCAGCCATGACCGATCTCGTAGTGGTGCAGGAGGTCGCGAGTAACGAGGTCGTTCTCGTTTTCCAGCCCGGCGGCGCGGTCGTCATCACGCCGCCTGCGGCACCACCCACCGTCCTGATCGCCACTCCCGGTGGTGGTGGCACCGACATCGTCGCATTGCCGGGACAGGTCATCTTCGCCAACGCGGCTGGCGATATCGTCGGCAGCGACAAGCTCCGGTTCATCGAGGACACCTACCCTATTGAGTTGCCGAATTGGGCGACGCTGTCTCTCGACGGCGATCTCGACGCGACCGGCTCGCTGTACTCGAACTCGAATGTCGACGCGGATGGATTCGGCGGCGGCACGTTCCAGATTGGCGTCAACAACCCCGCTGCACCGACGCCTTACTATGGGTTGCTGTCGTTGTACGCCTACGCGGTGTATGCCGATGACGGCACGCTGTCCGAACCTGAGATGGGAATGCTGAACATTGTCGCGCGGCGCGACGTGTTCACGGTTGATCCGGTGACGAACGTCGTGACGTTTCCTGACCCGGTGATTGCCAAGTCGATCACGCTCACGAATCCTGCGTACCAAGGCACCGTAATTGCCATCCCTGACTCTGGTTCGATACTGAAATTCGGATCGTCTGGAAGCCTGAATTTCGGCAACCCCGGTCCCGGTGACGTGATGCTTGGGTATGGTGGTTATTACCCGACGCTGCTTACGTCTGGACAGGGACATCCTGCTGGTGTGTGCATTGCATCGAATGCAATGTTTTCGTTTGCGAGCATTGCCCAAAGTTACGCGGTAACTGACACCGGGATCGCTCGCAACACTGCCGGTGTGGTCGAGATCAACAACGGCACGCTCGGCCAGTACCGTGATTTGATCGTGCGCGATCTTTTTCTCGGATCGCCAACGACGGGTGTGCGCCTGCAAGACCTCGGCGGAAGTATGCGGCTCGTCACCGCACCGATTTCAAATTATGCATTTTTCACCGCCTTGGGATTTGCTGCTGCGGGTGGGCAGTATCAATGCGCGGCAGAAACGGGAGTTGTTTGGTCGAATGCTAACGGTACGCCGGGAGCAACAAAGGATATCGGGTTGTGGCGCAACGCCGCAGGCATCCTCGAAGTCAACAACGCATCGGACAAGCGAGTCGCGCTGCGCATCAACACGACTCAAAGTTCATTCGATGTGGTGTTCGACGGGGTAAGGCGCGCTCAATTCGGTATGGGTTTTAGGCTCGGCGCGGATTGCGGGTTCGCGTGGGCAAGCAACGCCGCAGGTAATAATTCCGACAATCCGCTCGACACCGGATTCACTCGCAACGCCGCAGGCGTCATCGAAATCAACAACGGTACGCCGGGGCAGTACCGTGACCTGATCGCACGTAACATCACCGGGAGTGGTGGTGGTGTGATGGGTAGCTACCTTCGTAGCTTCGGATCGTTGCAAGTCGATGGTTACATTTTCGTGCCATGGCAGGGTCCGGTAACGATTGCCGGTGGGGTGGTGAATTTCAGCGGGATGAACCGGACCTACGATACCGAGGGCGGGACGGCGACCGATGATCTCGACACGATCAACAGTGGGGGTGATGGTGTTTTTATGCTTCTGCACGCCGCCAACGACGCGCACACTATCGTCGTTAAGCACAACACCGGCAACATTTTGCTCAACGGCGGCGTCGATTTCGTTCTCGACAATGCGGCAGATATGTTGCTGTTGATGTACAAAGGGGCAATCTCGAAGTGGGTGCAGATCGCGTCGAGCAACAACGGAGCCTAACCATGGACCTGAAGATGATTATCGAACTGCCGTCCGATGTCGAGCGCGTGGCCAACGCGTTCGGCGCGAAGCTCGGACTCGAAGGACCGGCAACGGTGGAGGACATCGAGAAGGATGTCGCGCTTTACATCCAGAACACCACACGCGGGTGGGAGCAGACGCGGGCGGTGCAGGTTGCCAACGAATTGCCCCCAGTGGGCATCAGCACTGAACCGAAACCGGAGGGCAAGAAAAAGTGAAGATCGACTTTTCCGCAATTCTCCTGAACCTCAACGACTCGCCGCTGATGCAGCCAGCCGATGCGAACGGTGTGAGCCAGCCAGCCACACTCGCGTGGGTTGCATCGGAAGCGCTGCTGCGCGCGACCGAAGAGAAGGATGCGCAGGTGAAGTACAAGTACTACTCGCTCGCGCTCAAGATCGGTGGCGGGGGCGTGCATGACCTGAAGGCTGAGGACGTAGCGCTCATCAAGCAGAAGGTCGGCGAGCAGTTCGCGCCGCTCGTCGTCGGGCGCGCCTTCGACCTTCTCGGAGAAGGTACGACAGCTTGAAATGCCCGATGACACCCTCTCGGTAGCAATTCCTGAGATACCGCCGCCGACAGTCGTCATTGTCGAGGCGGTACGCGGGCCGCAGGGCGCGCGGGGCGCGCAAGGCCCACAGGGGTCGCAGGGTGTCAGCGTTACCGGCCCACAGGGCGCGCAAGGCCCGGTAGGCATCGGTACAACGGGGCCGCAAGGCAGCGTTGGCGCGCAGGGCAACGTCGGCGCGCAGGGCACGCAGGGCAACGTCGGCGCGCAAGGTCCGCAGGGTCTTGTCGGCCCGCAAGGTCCGCAGGGCGCGCAGGGTGTCGCGTCAACCGTAGCTGGGCCGCAGGGCGTGTCCGGTGTGCAGGGACCGCCGGGTACCGGTGCGCAAGGCGCGCCCGGCCCGCAAGGCGCACAAGGTTCCGGTGGCACCGGCCCGCAGGGTGCTCAGGGTCCGCAAGGTCCATCGCTCTTCATCGTCGCCGCGAACGCGCCGTCGACCGTAACCACACCGGTTGGTGCAGCTTGGTGGGATACGGATAACGGGCGTACGTTCATCCTCTTTGACGATGGCAACTCGAAGCAGTGGGTCGAGTTCATCGGTTCGCAAGGCCCGCAGGGACCGCAGGGCACAGCAGGGCTGCTGGGTGCGCAGGGTCCGCAAGGTGTGCAGGGTGCAGGTGCGCCGGGGGTGCAGGGCGCGCAGGGACCGGAGGGCGCGCATGGTGTGCAGGGTTCGCCGGGTGCTGCGTCGACCGTAGCTGGTCCGACTGGCCCGCAAGGGCTGACCGGCCCGCAAGGCCCGCAGGGCGATGTCGGCACGCAAGGCGCGCAAGGCCCGCAGGGCGCTGGCGGGCCGCAGGGTTACGTTGGTCCGCAGGGCGATGCTGGGCCGCAAGGTGCATCCGTTACGGGTGCGCAGGGATTCCAAGGCGACACTGGGCCGCAGGGCTTCCAAGGGTTGACGGGTTCGTCATCCAACGTCTTCTTCTATCGGGCTGACACGCAGGGCATAGCCCTTGCTGATCCCGGCTCGGGGAAGATGCGTTGGGACAACGCCAACCAGCAGGCAGCGACGAACCTCATCTTCGACCGGCTGACCGAGGACGGCTTCGACGCGCTCGCCTACTTCCGCATCACCGAGATCGAGGACGAGTTCATCGTTCAGGACGCGGACTTTTCCTACAACTACCAGACGTGGAGGAAGACCGGACCCGGCAACGAGATGGCCGACTTCTTGACGGTGCCAGTCGAGTTCGTGAACTTTGGCGGCGTCGGCACGATGAACAACAACGCCAAAGTTGCTGTACTGATTAAGTCGGGCGGGGCAGTCGGCGCGACGGGGCCGCAAGGCCCGCAGGGTTTCCAAGGGGCGCAGGGGTTAACCGGTGCAGGTGTGCAGGGCGCAACCGGTGCGCAAGGCCCGAAGGGTGACATTGGCACGACAGGCCCGCAGGGCAATCAGGGGTCGCAGGGTTCACAGGGCGGGGTTGGTGCGCAGGGCTACCAAGGCACGCAAGGCACGCAAGGCAACCAAGGCGCGCAGGGTGCTGCTTCGACAGTCCCCGGCCCGCAAGGTGTGCAGGGCGATGTCGGCGCAGGCGTGCAAGGCCCGCAGGGTGATATTGGCGATCCCGGCGACATCGGCCCGCAAGGTTCAGCAGGCAATCCCGGCCCGCAGGGCATAGCAGGCTCGCAAGGCCCGCAGGGTGTAACGGGTATCGGCACGACAGGCCCGCAGGGTTCAGTCGGTGCGCAAGGTAATCAAGGCACGCAGGGTTCGGTCGGCGCGCAAGGCCCACAGGGACAGACCGGTACCGGCTTTCAGGGCGTACCCGGTGCGCAAGGCAACACGGGTGCGCAAGGTCCACAGGGCACGCAAGGTGTGCAGGGTGCTGTCGGTGCAGGCGCGCAAGGCGCAGCGGGTCCGCAGGGACCGCAAGGCAGCGTTGGTGTGCAAGGTTCAACAGGTTCGACCGGCCCGCAGGGTCCGTCGCTGTTCATCATTGCTGCGAACGCGCCGTCGACATCGACGACGCCGGTCGGCGCTGCGTGGTGGGATACCGACAACGGTCGCACCTTCATCCTCTTCGACGATGGTACGTCGAAGCAATGGGTGGAGTTCGTCGGTGGCACGGGTCCGCAGGGTTTGACCGGACCGCAAGGCGCGCAAGGTGCAGCGTCGAGTGTCGCAGGCCCGCAGGGTCCGCAAGGTGCAGTCGGTACAGCAGGGGGCGCTGGGCCGCAGGGTCCGCAAGGCACAGCCGGTGCGCAAGGTGCAGCAGGTTCCGCAGGTGGTACAGGATCACAGGGGCCACAGGGCGCGGCGGGCAGCACGGGACCGCAGGGTGTAGGTGGTGCGACTGGGGCGCAGGGTCCGGCTGGTCCAAGCACAGTGATCGGCGTTACTGGAACGATTGCCGCCGGTCCTGCCGGAACGTACATCATGGCGCAGACGCCCGGTGGAGCGGGTGACGCAGCGTACATGGCGTTCCACCGTGCCAACTATTTCGCAGCACTCTTCGGCATCGACACCGACAATCAGTGGAAGGTTGGCGGCTGGTCGTACGGCGGAGCGTCGTATAAGGTTTTTACCGAGTACAACTTCGCCACCATTGATGGCAACGGCAACATCAACCTCGGCGCGCGCGCGATCTACAGCCCTACTAATTTCTTCTATGCCAAGGGTTTTCAGCAGTACAGCTACGCTGGCGGCACAATCAGTGGATCAGTAACGATCAATCCGACTAATGGACAAAATCAGGTTTTCACGCTTGGAGGTGCAGCCACTCTTGCAATAACCATCGCCAACATGAACGTCGGGAGCATTCTGCGGCTGACGTTTTCTACAACGGGTGCTGGTGCGATTACATGGCCGGGGAACATCTACTGGCCGCTGGGTATAGTGCCGAACCTTGCTGCGGGTCCAATCAAGTGGGCCACTGTGGCGTTGCTCAACCTCGATGGCTCCTCGTTCTTCGGCAACGCGGCGGTGTACTGATGGCCGCTAAGACTTGGTACTACACCAATGTGCGGACAGGCAACTGGAACACGCTTGATGAGACACCGGTCACGGCGGCGAATACCGCTGACGGCTGGTTGATTGGCACTGTTGGCGACAGCTTCAACTCAGCATACTGGCGTGGTGTTCTGCGCGGGTCGGCGACGTTCAACGACACCATCGAGCCTAACGGGGTTCTCGATACAGTCAACAACGACGCATTTCGCACCACGAATCCCTACACCGGCACATTCTTGGCGGGTAACTGGACGTTTATCTTCGCCATGAAATGCACGATCACCAGAAATCAGGGTGGTGCAATTATTTTTCGCGTGCACCGCGCTGCTGGTGTGGATGGTGCAGGTGCTGTTGAAATTACGTCGGGGCAGCAGCAGGCTTCGACGACGGCGATCATGAATTCCACGACGACCGATTACCCTTCGCAGCTTGTTCTCAGTCTTCCTGCGGTTACGCTCAACCGCGAGTACCTGTTTGTTGAGCTTGCGTGGAAGCGCATCCGCGTACCCTCAGCAGGTACGGGCGACATTTTGTTTCGCACCGGATCGAGCGCATCGCTTGGCACACGCGTCGTCAGTCCTGAGTACGTGGACGGTCCCGTTGGTGGTCCCTATCTTTTCTGCGAGGCGTGATGGACTTCCCCAATAATCCCACCGATGGTCAGCAGTTCGTCGCGGGCGGCGCGATGTGGACGTGGAACGCTGCTGCCGGTGCGTGGATGGGCGGCACCGTTGTCGGCTCGCAGGGACCGCAAGGACCGCAGGGAACTCCGGGCGGACCGCAAGGTGCGACAGGATCGCAAGGCCCGGTGGGTACGCAGGGCGCGCAAGGTGCGAGCGGTGCGCAAGGCCCGCAAGGTGGAGCAGGTGTGCAGGGACCACCGGGCACAGGCGCGCAGGGTTCGGCAGGCGTGCAAGGCGCAGCAGGCGCGCAGGGACCGGCAGGTGGCGCAGGACCGCAGGGCGCAGCAGGTGCGCAGGGCGCAGGTGGTGCAGCAGGACCGCAGGGACCGGCGGGAACGACACCTGACCTGACAGGGTACCTGCATCGCAATCTCGCGAATGTCATCGACGGCGCGGGGAGCCTCACCAACTACAACGCGATGCTTTCCGTCGGTTCAACCGGCACCATCGCTGCGGGTGCTGGCGCGCATAAGCTGGAAGCACGAAGTGCTGGGGTGAGTCATGCCGCGTTCATGGCGTTTCACAAACTCGATTGGGCGGCGAATTTCGGCGTCGATACCGACTACCAGTGGAAGGTCGGCGGCTGGTCGATGGGCGCAGTGTCGTACCGGCTGCTGCACGAAGGTAATTCGTTAACAATTGATGTCAACGGCAATCTGAATGCTGGTAACAAAGCGATTCTCGGACTTAATTCGGTATGGACAGTTTACGAGCGGGAAGGTAAGGCCGCGCTCGGTAATGTCTCGGCAGCAGGCACGCAGCTTAACTGGGCAGCGGGCGGGCTGATAACAGCGACGATTACTGCTGCGGGTGCTACGTTTGCGCATCAGAACTTGCCGAGTGGCGTCGTCGGTTATCTCGTTGTGTCCCTGACCAATGGCGGTGTGGCGACTTCGATTGCATCGCTTTTCCCCGGTGTGAAGTGGCCGGGAGGATCAGCAGTCTTCGCGCTTACAGCTTCAGGTCGTGACGAGATCACGCTGCGCTGTCATGACGGTGCGACGGTTGATGTGGTTGGCTTCGCCAAGGGAATGGCGTAATGCCTGCACACGGCGGCATGTTTGGAACCGAAACTGTGTTCCATTACACCACTGATACCAGCAATGGGAATCTTTTTACGAAGGCAGGCTCGCCTGCGTATGTAGGCAACTTCGTGTTCGTCGTCGATCCCGGCGTCACGCTATATGGCAGTACGATCAGCAGTGCTGCGTTGCGTTGCCCTACTAATTTCGCTGCTGGCTCGACGGTTAAACTCATCGTTCTTGGCCGCATACTCGGTGCAGGCGGCTTAGGTGGCGACGGTTCGGGGAGTGTTAACACCGGAGGTAGGCCGGGAGGGAAAGGCGGCGATGCGATGGACGTAAGCCGTGCCATCACGATTGACGTGACCAACGGATTGATCGGCGGCGGCGGCGGCGGCGGGCAAGGCGGTTCGGGAGCGAGCATATCGTTTCCTCCGTATCCAACGACGGGCGGCGGTGGCGGCGGTGGTGGCGCGGGTCGCAATACCGGTCAACCGGGTGTTCCCAACGGACAACCGGGGACAGACCTTAACGGGGGAGCGGGCGGGGCACCACCAACCGATCAGGAAGTTCAAGTGCCGGGTGATGGCGGGTATGGTGGCGGCGGGCTGGGACAACCCGGTGGGCAGTCAGGAGCGGCGGGTAACGCAGTCAGGACACACAGCAGTCCGGCCATTACGTGGATCGGCAGAAATACCAACACTGTGAGAGGGGCAGTCGGTCCATGAAATTTTCGGTTTTCACACCAACGCACGACACGAAGTTCCTGAAGGAGACGTACGACTCGCTGCTCGCGCAGACGTACAAGGACTGGGAGTGGGTGATCGTGCTTAACAACGGCGCAAAGCTGGCATCCAAGTTCGACGACGAGCGTGTGCGTGTGCTGACTGCGCCTGCGTGGATGTCCACGTCGGGTGTTGGCGCGTTGAAGCGGTACGCGTGTGAGCAGTGTGAGGGGGAGTATCTGGTCGAACTCGACCACGATGACATGCTGCTGCCCACTGCGCTGGAGAAGATCGCAGCCGAGGATGCCGACTTCATCTACTCCGATGCTGCACAGTTTCGCGGCAACGGCGAGTACCAGTTATACGGCAAGGAGTTCGGCTGGGAGAACTACCAGCAGGAGCAGTACAAGGTGAACCGGAGCTTCGACGCCAACGCCAGTTCGCTGCGCCAGATTTTCTTCGCACCCGACCACGTTCGGGTGTGGAAGAAGGACACGTACCACAAGGTTGGCGGGCATGATCCGAATCTCAACGTGTGCGACGACTTCGATCTGGTTGCGCGCACGTATCTCGCGGGTGCCACGTTCCGCCACATCGAGGAGTGCCTGTACCTCTACCGCATCCACGCCAACGGCGACAATACGTGGCTCAAGCGCAACGCCGAAATTCAGGCCAAGCAGCACGAGCTTTCCAATCGCTACACCCACGCGCTGGTGCATGAGTGGTGTCAGCGCGCGGGTCTGGGCAAGCTCGATCTCGGCGGTGCGACGGGTTGTCCCGAAGGGTTCATTGCGGTGGACCTGAAGAATGGCTACGACTTGCGCAGGAAGTGGCCGTTCAGCGAATCGTCCATAGGGGTGATTCGCGCCTACGATTTCCTCGAACACATTCCGCATTGCCGCGATTCGTCGTGCAAGCACGAGCCGCCGTACTGTGTCGTCGGCGTGATGAATGAAATCTACCGGGTCTTGGTACCGGGTGGATGGCTCCTGTCAGCCACTCCATCAACGGACGGACGAGGCGCGTTCCAAGACCCGACCCATTGCAGCTTCTGGAATCCCAACTCGTTCTGGTACTACACGCGTCAGCAGCAGCGTCAGTACGTGCCCGGAATCGTTGCGCGTTTTCAGGGTACACGCATCTGGCAGGAGCACCCCAGCGACTGGCACAAGGAACATAATCTGCTGTACGTCTATGCCGACTTAGTGGCCCTGAAAGGCCAACGCCAACCGGGAATCTGCGAGGTGTAATTCATGACTGCCATGTCCCTCAAGGATTTCGTCGGGATGATTCCGCGCCAGCCGGATCACCTGCTGCCCGACAACGCCGCGTCGTTCGCGGGCAACTGCGACTTCAGCCGCAGCGAGCTTCAGGCGTTGCAAGGCGGGCTGGAAGTCGTCAACCTCGGCGGCACGATACGCGGCATGTACACGACCGAGGGAATCTACTGGTACACATGGCCTACCGAGGTCGTCGCGTACCGCTCGCCCGTCATAAACGAGATTTACAACCGCATCTACTACATCGAGGGCGGTGTGCTCATGGTGTCGCCGACACCTGAGTCCATAGCCGTGACGGGCGGTCCTCCTCCGGCGGGGCAGAAGTGGGCCGCAGGTGTTCCCAATCCTACCGTCGCGCCTGCGCTCCTGCTGATCGACCGCAGTTCGCTCGCCGATTATCCGGCAGCGACCATTGCATTCAAGGCGTGGTACTCCGACGGCGGCGTGGATTACGGCGTCACGGACATAGCGGCGAACGCTATCGCTGTGTGGCGGCGCTACGCCATCACCGCTCCCGCGAAACCTGCTGACGCTCCCGCCACCGCAGTTCTCGTCGTGCAGGCCGTCGCGAGTGAGAGCACCAAGCAGTTGTTCTCGATGAACACGGCCAGCAACTCGACGTATCCCGCAACCTCGTCTGCGCTGCCCGGTGGCATCACCATGACGCTTGAAGCGGGCGGCGTGGCTGGCGACTACTTCGTCAACTTCGCGTGGGGTGTCGTCGAGACGCGCGCGTACGTCTACACGGAAGTGAACGTGTGGAACGAGGAGTCGGGTCCGTCCCCGGTGACGCTTATCTCCCCCACGTATTTGCAGGACGTGCAGGTGACGATGACGCACCCCGACAACGCGGCGAGCGGCTATCGCCTGCGCAAAGAGAGCAACATCTACCGCACCTACGGCGGCTCGCAGTACATCAAGGCGGGCACCGATCCTGACAACGTCTTCGTGGATTCCGCGCGCATCGTGCAGTCGACGACGGGCACGGCGTTGCAGTCGCTGACGTGGGTGGTGCCGCCAGTCGGGATGTTCGGCCTCGTGCTTGCGCCCAACGGCTGGTTCGCCGCGTTCGCGAACAACATGCTGTTCATGAGCGAGCCGTACAGGCCGCACACATGGCAGTACACGATGACGTTCCCCAAGGCGATCACGGGCATCTGTGTGGGAGCGCAGGTGATCGTGGTGACCACGCGTGAGGCAACCTACGTCGTGACCGGTCCCCACCCGCACTCGGTGACTTCCATGACGGTGCCGATCCCGGTAGGCGGCATCTCGCAGCGGAGCATGTGCGCCGTCGAGGGCGGTGTCGCGTTCCTGTCGAACGACGGCATCGTAGTGGTTGAGGGAAGCCAAGCCTCGCTCGCGGTGAACCAGCGCATGTTCACGCGCAAGGTATGGCGCGATATGTTCGGCGATGCGTTGCCGACGATGCAGTTGGCCTACCACGACGGCTGCGTTGTCGCTGCGTGCTACGACGTGCAAACGGGCTTCGTGCTGGAATTGGACGAGGCCGGTGGTGCGATGACGGAGTGGGATTTTCAATGCACCGTGCTGATGCGTCTGCCGGTGCTCGACACGCTGTACTACGCTGCGGGCGGCAGGATATACCGGTTCCGCGAAGGTCAGGCGCTGAACGCGCAGTGGGACAGCAAGCTGTTCATCACGCCCAAGTACACCAAGCTCGGCATCGGATTCGCGCGCATGTCGGGAGGGGGCGGGATCACTGTGGTGCTGTACGCAGACGACGTGCTCATTCACACGCAGGTGCTCAACCCGACGAACCGTACAACCTATTTTCGCTTGCCGCCGAACCGTGGTGCGTTGAAGTGGCAGATTTCGATTCAGATTTCGGGGGGAGCCATACTGGAGGACATTGCGTTTGCGCAATCGCCGGATGAACTGAAGGAAGTCTGATGCCTGACGGCTACTACAAGGGAGTCAACACCCTCGCACCGACCGACGGGATCAAAGACCCGCAGGTGCGGGCCTTCTGTGACTCGCTCGCTAACGTCTGGCAGTTGCGCAACGGCAACAGCGGCTCCGACGACAAGCAGCGGTTCATTACGAAGGAGGAGTGGGACTTCCTCGCGAAGAATCCCAACATCCGCGCCATTGCTGGTGTCGGGCAACCCGGCTCATCAACGCTCGAACCGGGACCGGGCAGCAGCGGCGGCGGTGGCGGTACGGTCCCGATTCCGCCCGGACTCCAGAACCTGCTCGACTTCCTTGCATCCGGTATCACGCTGGTCGACTTCACCAAGGTCTACAGGACCAGCAACGAGTTGTTTGCGAACTATTTCGCGTTGACAACCGAGATGCGCAACGCGCTCACCGGCATCAACGAGACGATTGCGGGTCTTCAGAACGACATCACCCAGATCAACACGATCACCCACGACTCCACCTCGGCAAGCGCGCAGTCGTTGTATGCGTTGAAGGAGCAGGTGAACGATCCGGTAACCGGCTTGCCCGCCGCCTCTGCCGCGATCATTCAGATCAACAACGTATCGGTTAGTTCAGGTTCGGCCAATGCCCGGCAGACTGCCGCCCTCGTCGCGACAGTAAACGATCCGAACACGGGCAACATAGCGAACACCGCTGCGATCATCCAGATCAACACGGTGACTGCCACCTCGCAGTCGGCCAATGCGCGGCAGCTTTACGGACTCAACGCGCAGACCAACGATCCGAACACCGGCTTGCCGAAGGCAACTGCCGACATCGCTCAGATCAACACCGTCACCACCACTTCGGGTTCGGCTATTGCGCGCACGGTCGCTGGAATGTCCGCGCAGGTTAACGGCAACTTGGCGATGATTAACGAGATCAACAACGTCGCCGCCAACTCTACGTCCGCCAGCGCACGCCAACTCTCAGGGGTCATCGCCTATTCCGGCCTCAAGGCGCGAGTGTTCGCCGGACCTACCGCGCCCACCAGCAACGCGACCTACACGCTGCTGCCGGGTGATCTGTGGATCGACACGACCAACCAGAATAAGCTGATGATCTGGAACGCCACCGGCACTGCGTGGGTGGACGCTTCCGATGCGCGCCTTGCCAATGCCTCGGCGGGCATCACGCAGGAAACAACTGCGCGTACGTCGAGCGACACGGCGCTCGCCACGCAACTCAATTTGTTCTGGGCGCAACTTGGCGGCACGCAAGCCCTCGTCACGGGCAGCACGTCGGTCATTGCCAACCCCAATGCGGGTACTGCACATAAGTTCGATCAGGTGTACTCGGCGCTGAAGGATTCCAACGGCAACATCTACCAAGCAGCGTCCCAGCAGGACTTCCTCACTTACGTCAATGCCGACACCGCGACCGCGAATGCTTCATGGTCGCTGATGGTGCAGGCACAAGTCGGGGGCGTAAAAGCTGTCGCGGGCATGAAGCTCACGGCGGATGTGACCAACGGAACCATACCGACCAGCAACATGGTCGTCTTGGTCGACAACTTCGCTATCTTCAATTCAGCCACGGGTACCACACCGCCCTTCCTCGTTTCGGGCGGCAAGGTGCGGATGAACATCGTCAACATCGCAGACCGCATTCAGTCCGATGTGTACACACCGAGGACTACCGGCTGGATCATCAGGAAGGATGGCAGCGCGGAGTTCAACGGCGTTTCCTTCTTCGGCAGCATGTATTCGGGTTCAAAGCTGATCGACCAAGACTCGCTGCTCCAGATACCCACCACGGCGATTGCTGCGTGGAGCCAAGCCGCCGCGATCAACAATCCCAGTGACTCGTTCATTTTCACCAACACTGCCAATGCGATGTTCGGCCCCAACGCGCACAATGCAGCGGGCCTCTACCAGCGCATTCGCGGGGATCATGGCATCGGGCTGGCGACGACGGTGCAATTCATCGGTGTTGCCGACCACTACGTCACGATCTGGATGAGGTATTCGAGCGGTGCGTGGCAAGCCCTTGCTACCACGGCCACTCCGTCATCCGGTTACGGTGCCGTGACGTGCGGGTGGGTGGGCGTGCTCAACTGTGCGTTGGGTGGGTACTACGAGTTCGGCGTAAGTCCGACCACCGCCAGCTTCGGATTTTTCAATTCGGGCGCTCGCAATCTCAGCGACTTCACCTTCACCGTCACCATGGTGAATCTGTAGTACCATGCCGACGCTACGCCTCGTGCAACAGAACGAAGTAGGCGAGCGCTGGCCTGAGTTTCGCGCCATGCTGGACAAGGCTATTCAGCATGCGCGGGGAGAACTGGAAGTCGACGACATCCTCGCATGCGTTTATAGCGGCAGGATGGGCATACTCGCGCAGGAAGAAGGGAACACGTTGCAGCTACTGTTCGCCTTTGAAGTCATCACCTACCCCCAGCGCGCGGTATTCAATCTCGTTGCAGCGGCAGGCAGGAACCTCGCTGGTCTGGTTCCCTGCTACGACCTGATCGACAGGCTCGCAGACACCATGGGTGCGGACATCGTGCGGTGCTACTGTCGCCCTGCGGTCGCTCGCCATATCAAGCGGTTGTTCCCCGACACGCAGGAAGCGTACGTCGTCATGGAGCGGGAGGTTCATCATGCGGGTCTTCACTAAGGTCGTCTGGGAATGGCGCGGCGACGAACTCGTTCAAACCGAGTCGGAGAGCTACGAGTACAGCGGGCCGGTCGACCTCCTCAAGGGCGGCGGCAACGCTCCCGAGAATTACAAGAACCTCGAACGCCTCTACGGCATTCAGGCTGACCAAGCCGAGTTTCTCGGTCAGACCTTCAAGGGCACGGTCGCTCCCGCGTACAAGAAGTGGCTGGGCGAGGCCGAGGACTACGGCTCGCAGGCCAATCAGGAACTGGCAGCGGAACGCGCAGGCAAGGCCGCGAGCGGCGCGACCAGCGAAGCGCAGCAGTCGCTGACGCAGGACATGGCGTCGTACGGCATCAACCCCAACGACCAGCGCTTTCAAGCGCAGTTGGGCCAGATGGGCATCCAAGGCGCGGCGCAGCAGGCCGCTGGTGAGACGATGGCGCGGGAGAACATTCGCGACAAAGGCTTCGCCCGGATGCAGGACGCCATCGGCATGGGCATGGGAACGCCGACCCAAGCCTCGCAGGCAGCGAACTCCGCAGCAAACGCCGCCACCTCCAGCCTGAACGCCCAGACCGCCGCGCAGCAACAGCAGGCCAATTCGGTCGGCAACATCGTGCGCGCCGGGACCAACATCTGGGGTGCGTACAACCAAGACTCCGGTGGTGGGCGCTACGCTGACGGCGGGCCGGTGGGCAAGCGCGGCATTCTCCGACTCAAGCAGGGCGGATATGTGCAGCGCTTTGCGAAGGGCGGCTTCGCAGGCGCAGGCGGCATGGGTGGCGGGTTCGCGGGTACACCACAGATTCAGGCACCCCCGCCAATGCGCCCGCCGCCGCCCCCGAGCGGCGTGGAACAAGCAGGCACGGCGGCGACGACTCCTCTCGGCATGCAGGGAGTGAAGTACGGCATCGGTAAGGCTGCGGAGGTGGGTGGGCAAGCGGCAGGATCACCGGGGGTGACGGCGTTCGGCCAAGGCATGCAGATGTCGCCGGGGCAGGCCCGCGCGGCGGCAGACGCGTACAACGCGAGCGCCAAGCAGATGGCCGAGCAGGCGGTGGACAAGGAACTGGGCGCTGGGTCTACTCCGGGCGCGGCGGACACAAGCCTCGCATCGGGGCAGGTGGGCGCTGCTCAGAACGCCGCTGCACTGGAAGCTACACAGACCGGGGCGACGACCGCCGCCGACGCCGAGAGCGCACTCGCCGCCTCGCAAGCTGCCGAAGCGGCGGCTGCTACCGACACGGCTGCGACGGCTGCGCTCGCGGGCGGGACCGAAGCTGCGGGTGCGGGTCTGGCCGGTGCGGCGGCGCTTGGCACGGCGGTTCCGGTTCTCGGCGCGGGGTTGGCGCTCTACGGTATCGGCAACGCGGCGGGCTGGTGGGCGGACGGCGGCGAGATCACCCCCGGCTCGCACGGCGCGGGCGGCGGCACGGTGGACGGCCCCGGCGGACCCAAGGACGACGAGGTGCTCGCCGCACTCTCGGATGGCGAGTTCGTCATGCCTGTGGGTGCGGTCAAGTTTTTCGGCATCGACCGGCTGGAGAAGATGCGCCAGAAGGGTCTGGAGCACGAGAAGAGCATGGGAATCAGCCGATGAACCTCGCTGGGTTCGCGAAGAGTATCGGTGGGGAGTTCGTCGCCGGGTGCCTGATCGCCACGGTAGACGGCAAGCGCCAGTACCTCCACCGCGACGGGGAGTTCACGTTCAAGGGCCGCGAGTTGTATCTCGCGTGGGAGCGCACGCCCACAGCCGAACTCGATGAGGCAATTGCCTCAGCGGAGACTCCGGTTCGGCGCAAGTCTCATAAATATATGAGGAATAGTCATGGCTGACTGGCTCAACATCGCGGGTGGTGCTGGACAGGGGTACGTGCAGGGCGACCAAGACAATCAG